TACAACTGGTTTATATTTCATGGGCATATCTAAATAAACACACGGAAGTAATTGTTCATCTGCCATCATGTTTTGGAAGTCAGATTCAGCATGTAAAAACGTGTACGTCTTACTATTTGAATTCATCACAGCCACAACATCCGATATTAATTGTCTTATTGTCATTTTTCTTTTATTATTTCAGAGTAGTTTTTCTCAAATTTACTACTTATATTCATTCTAAACAGTATCAAAAATACTAAATTATAAGGTAATAACTCAACTTCTCTATGTGTATAGTTATAATCTCTCGCAATTAAGTCAATAGTATTAAAATCCCCTAGCTGATTAAACATATCTATACCTGCTCGTTTCTGTTCTTCCGTAGTTTTTGATTCAAGTGCATTATTGTCACGTTCAACTATTGCGTTTATACTTTCTAATAGGTGTAAATAAGCCCCGTAAACGTCCTCAATGTTATCTTGTAATATGATTTGTTCATCTATACCACTATACACGCTTAAAACCTTTGTAGGACTATCTAAATTTGTAAACGCTTGTATCTTCTTTTCAAATGTGCATTCACCAATATCACTAGGTAATTGAATGCCTTTATAAAAATCTAGTTTTTCTAGGGTTTCAAATGGGTTTTCTTGTAAGAATTCTAAATAAGGAACTATACCATTTAAATCTATAAACACTTGTTCGTCTACAGTTAACCCTGTTAAACGTTCGATTACTTCACTTTCGCTAGCATCTTTGAAGAAATCTATATCACTGCATTTAATATCCCTCCATGACGTTGGTATAGTGAAATCTTTTAGTTTAGTTTTAAATCGTATCATTCTCTTATTAGTCTACTACGTGGCGCTTTTGCTTTTGGTTTTAACTCGAAATAATACCGCATCATAATACTATCCCAGTGATCGGGTGAACGTCCTATGTTTGCCTTGATTATATCCTTTGAAACTATGCCTAATCTAGTGTCTTTGTCAATCTCTTTTTGTTTGACCTGTTCCATTTCTTCGCTTACTAAATCTCGAATGGTCCCGTTAGAATTTAACTCACCACATTCTCTATTCTGTATTTTTTTAGCCATTAAAATAGAACATTGAGATTTTAGATTTTCATAGTTTTCACCATTCAAAGCGCGACTATTATTTACAAACCCCTCACATCTTAACATATCGACTAAACCGCCTCCAACTCCATCCTCATCCGCTATGGTGTAACTATTCGATATAGAGTATTTCAATTGTAATCTTCTTGCTTCATCTCTTGCCTCTGTAATAGTGTTTTTATCAAAGGTAACAACATCGATACAAACCCATTCATTCCACACTCTAAACACTGTACTATCTTTACCTTTCCTAGCAACGTCAATAGTTAAATAATGCTTACCATTTGATTGTAAATGTACTGGATTGAAATAGTCTATGATAGCATCCATTTCAATTAACGTACTAGGGTCGTCATCATATTCCCAATTACCATAATATAACCTTTGTTTTGAATTATTATCTAATTGCAATAATGATTTTAAGTAACTAGGATGTAAATGTGGATTATCTTGTGGTAGTGCTTGAATGAATTTCCTATATGATTTAATGGTGCCGTTCTTTGATGGTTGGTAAAACTCTTTATAAGTCCAATTTTTAGCGGGATTAAGAGTACCTAACATCTTAGGAAGTAGATTATACTCGTTTAGTTTATATCTAATCCTAGACTTTACTATTTGCCATGCTTTATACACTAACTGGTTGCACTCATCTATAAAAGCCCCTGTTATTTCTAGTGAACCTAGACTATCATAATTCGGGTCACTAGGATATAAGAATAAATCCTTTAATATTATTTCACTTCCATTTGACCAGTAGATAACATTTGATTGGGCATTATAATTAAACTCATCCCCTATGTCTAATCTACCGGCTAATTCAAAGAATGTGTTTAAAGTCGTTTCTTTTAATGTTTTAAGTTTTGACCTACCCATTAACCATCTAGTCCCTGGATAATTTTGACACATTGAAATTAACCATAAACATCCAAACGCTGATTTACCACCTCCTGCAATTTTCTCCCCCTCCTACTAATTTCAAAGGGGGATAGTAGGCAGCCCCACCATAGAGAACCTCTTCGGTGGTGCTGTCGTTTAAATAATATGTAGCGTGTTCTTGCTTAATTAAAAGTTTCACGATTCAGTAGTTTCATTTGGATTTATTCCACTTCCTAAATTAATCACATTCTGTATCTTTTCACCCATAGAAGTAATATCGGTTTGTTGTTTTGGTTTACCATACATATATTCAAAGAACATTTTAATAGCCCAATCCTTACCACTATCAATAGCCTCTGAAAGTTTCATAAATGCAGACTCTTCTAATGGTGAAAGTTTCTGAATTAGATTTTGTTCCTCTGCTTTTCCTTTTCTTCCTCCATTTGAATGTCCTCCGTTATTCTTTCTTTTATCCATAATTGAAAAAAATTGAGTTCAATTTTCAAATATACAACAATCCCCCGAATAAAAATAGACGAGGGATTGAATGATTTATACTTTGTTAATTTTCCAACTAGATAGGTTATTAAACTTCCTACCATCTGTTGTCGTAAATACTTTTGAATTATATTCTACACTTACATTATCGTTTAGTGCATTGTACTTAAAAAAGTTTTCTACTCTTTCATTACCGTAAATATCTAAAACTAATGAGTTTGGATATTGTCCTTCTAATTCTGTAACTTCGTATGTTACTCTGTTTTCTTTACCTGAATTTTGGATTTCACTAATCCAACTAATCGTTCCCTTAATTTCCATTATAATAATTTAGTTTGTGTACAAATGTAGTCTTTTTTCTTTGATTTTTTAGCTTCTTTCAAAACTAATTCGTCGCTAACCTGATTGTAAACGTATTCTTTTCCGTTAATAATACAACCCCCGTAATGTCTAACTATGGATAGTTGTGAGTGTGATATATTAGATAGTTTCATCCTTAATAAATGTTCCGTTTAAAGTTTGTCCTTTGCGGTCTTTAATCTCATTATACGCACATTGTAAACACGTATCTAAATCAAAACCTAATTGTTCCGCTAGTATGATAAGTACAACATTAATATCCCCTAGTGCATCAATTTGTTCTGATTTATTGTCTTTCAACATTGCATTACTTAACTCTCCAACTACTCCAACATGCACCTTCTGTAATTACTTTGTTATTATACATGATAAAACATTCTTCAATGGTTGGTAATCTCCACCCATCTCCTAAACTTTTTGCATATGCCACTGCATCATCCCATTTTAATTTATCATTTGATATAATAGGGTGCAATTCAAACTTATAATTCTTTTCTACAATTACAGGTTCAACTTTTTTTCTTAATTCTTTAGGAACATATACTATTCCATCTATTACTACTTCCATAACTCTTTCTTTTTAAAAATAAAAAAATCCAATACTTATTAAAACAATTACTAAAATTAACACAACAACTAAAGACCCATCATCATCATTATATTCATCCATCTTATTTAATTATTAATTCTATATTCCAAATATCAAAAAACAAGTTTTGTAATCTGTGTACAGCTTCTACCTTACAAATGATATTACACTCAGAATCAAAATCATCATTATACAAGTACCATTTATCAATCCTTACAGCTACACATACTTTAAATCTATCATCTATATTAATTAGAAACTTACCATTCTTGTTCTCAAACCCAAACTTCAACAACCATTCTTCTGTTAGTGGTATTGGCTCAATAAATCCATAGTTAAGACCTTGAATATTAATTGTATTGATACCATCACATAAAACGTCACAAACTTTCAATAATTCTCCTGTTAAATTATTTTTAACCAAATTCCCAATTCTTAATTCACTTGCTTTCATAACTTTTCTATTTCTTGTTTAACTTCTCTCCAATAAAAATCAGAAGAGTCTGGTTCATTTAATATCTCATTAACTGCTATTAATGCACATTGTTTAGCCATATCTTTATCCATCCAAGCACCATCTTGTGCACCACTATGTAACCACATTTTATCAATTAGTTCCTCTGCTTTTTCTTTTGCTGTCATCTTATCGTTATGTTTTTATGTTGTTTTAATATTTCGTCTATTACGTTTCGAACGTCTCTAATTAGTTCGCAAGTTCCTTCACTTTTTAAAAACCATTCTTCGTGTCCTTGTTTAACAAGTTCTCTAATAATTTTCTTTGTTGTTATCTTCATCTTACTACTTTTATTTTAACTTCTACTACTCCTTTATCTAATTCAGCTATCTTACTAAATGCTTTCTTGGATAGGTCTAGTGTTACTTTTCTGAATGATCCTTTGTCATTTATCTTCACAATTACAGATTTATTATTTTCTATATTTGTAATCTTTAATCTAGTTCCTATTGGATAAACATTTGATGCTGCCGTTAATTTATTC